TCTGCTGCGGTGATTACTTCTTTGACGACGACTTTATTGACCAATGCTTGTACGAGTTTGTAAAAAAAATTGATGAGACAAACAAAAAATATAGATTTTTTTGAAATTGTCATCACAATGAAAGGTGAAAGAGGTTTTGATGAGATCCGAATTATCGGAGCATTTGAAACAATTTGATGGAAGAAAAGTACTCGTGGTGGGAGACGTTGGTCTTGACCATTACAGTTACGGCATATCTACACGACTCTGCCCTGAAGCACCGATCCCAGTTTTTAACTCAACCCGAGAAGAGGATCGGCCAGGACTCTCAGGGAATGTCGCAGTTAACGTGGCCTCCTTGGGGGGGAATGTCAAACTCTGTTCCATCGTTGGAGACGATACCATCGGATTTAATTTGCTCGAATGTCTTGATCAAGCCAAAGTCCAAGAAGTTGAAAGGCTTATTGGCAAAACGAAAGACCGGAGTACCACGTTAAAGACTCGATATTATATTGATCGACATATGCTTTTCAGGAAGGATGATGAACAAACGAATCCTTTTCCTGATGAATGGATGAAAAATTTTAATCAAGGAGTTCAAAAAGAAATCGAATGGGCTGATTTTGTGATTGTACAGGATTATGCCAAAGGTCTGATTAATCGGGATTTAATGTTGAGAATCACTCATAGTGGAAAACCTGTGTTGGTGGATCCATCAGCAAAGCAGGATGTTTGGTTGTATATGGGTGCTGATTATATGAAGCCGAATGAGAATGAGTTTAAAAGCCTTATGACTCAAATCAATTATATTAAGACGCCACAGGAGTTTAAGGGTTCATTAGGTCTTCAAGGTTTGATTGTGACGTGTGGATCCAAAGGGATGCGGTTATTCACGGATGGCATGGAGTATAGTTTTCCAGCTTTAAAGAAGGATGTTTATGATGTTTGTGGTGCAGGGGATACGGTTTCAGCGGTATTAGCATTATCTTTAGCTTCGGGTATAAGTCTGGTAGACTCGGTACGAATTGCGAATGTAGCAGCAAGTTTAGTGGTGAGTAAGTTTGGAACTGCTACAGTAGGGTTGGATGAACTGAGGGAGGCTTTGTATGGAAGTCGAGACCAAACACCCGAAGGATGAAGAGACTTATTCGGAGATCAATTATCTTCGGGCTGAGATCCAAAGGCTTAAGGATGAGAAGACAAAAGTCACAAAGGAACAAATTCAGGGTGTCATAGAGCATATTCATTTTGAAACGTCTTTGACAAAAGAACAGATTGAGTTGATTACCAATGCGGTATATCCTTTACTGAAAGGTCTTGATATCGTGAACAAGACGTTGGTTTTTGAGATCCCAATGAATGGGACTATCCCAGATGATTTACTTCAGAGGTATTGTGCGTATGTCGATTACCTGAAGCAGATGGGGGCAAAGAATGTTGTTTTTATTTCAAAAGAAAGTAAACTAGAGTCTCTGAGTGACAGGGACTTGGAAAGATCAGGATTAAGGAGGATCTAATGGCTATTGAAAAGACAAAAACACTTCCGAGTGGGGTCAGTGGGAATTTCTGGGTAATGAATCGAATCCAGATTGCTCCTGATTATTCTTTTATTCGATGTTTTGCAAATTTGTACACCAGTCAAGGCGCATTTGTCAGTGGTGTCCCTTCGATTTTTGAAGAGGATGTGATTGTGACGAGTAATCCTGTGACACCTGCAGCAATTGAATATTTGCTTGAACTGTATTTGGTAGGTCAGACAAGCTTTACAGATTTCTACGGTGGATCTGTCGTTTAATTAAAAGTTTGTGTGCGACTGTGCTGTAGGGGTGTGGTCGCACTTTTTTATGTTTGGGGGTTCCAATGGCACTGAAGCTTGGTGTGAATCTTAGGACGATACCCATTACCAGTGATTATTCTGCGACTCTTTATGATGATCAGATTGATGTGGATGCAACATTAGGTCCTGTGACTGTAACGTTGCCTGATTCAACTTTGATTCCAGGGAAACAGATTGTCATCAATAAAGTCGATAGTTCTGCCAATGCGGTTACAGTGACAGGGACTCAGCTTATGAATTCTTATGGTAGTAATGTGATTAGGAATCAGTATGATTTCATTACTGCTACTTCAGGCAATACTCTTTGGTTTATTTTTGGTACTCGGCAAGCACCTACTTTTCAGCAATTTCTTTCAGGTTCTGGCACGTACTCTACTCCAGTTGGTGTTTTTTATCTTGAAGTAGAAATGGTGGGTGGTGGTGCTGGGGGTGCTGGGGGTGGAACTGTTACGAGTGCTGGTGGTGATGGTGGACCTACTACTTTTGGTAGTTCCTTTTTATCATGTGATGGAGGGGCTGGTGGAGTCACTACGGGAGGGTATGCTGGTGGTGGTTATGCCGCTGGTGGTGATATTAACGTGCGGGGAGGAATGGGAAGCTCTTTCGTTTCCAATGGGTATGCCGGTGGGTTAGGTGGAATTAGTTTTTTTGGAGGAAATGGTTCTGCTGGAACAGTAGCGGCTGGTCCTATATCAGCAACAGGTTATGGATCTGGTGGTGGAGGGGGTGCTGGTAGTTCTGGTAATCCTGGTGGTGGAGGGGGTGCTGGAGGATATTTGAGAAAGATTATTTATAATCCACTTGCGACATATAGCTATAGTGTAGGTAGTGCAGGAGCTGGAGGATCAGGTAATGGTCAAGGTGGTGGTGGTGGTTTAGATGGTGTTATATTTGTTAAGGAATATTACCAATAAATGGATACTCCGATTCTACCTGGATTAGAGTCACCTGCAAATAAACATCCAGATCAATTAGTTCCCATTGAAGAAGTAGTAGTTCGAGTAGAACACACGGTAGAAAATACTTCTCGACTCGAAAGAACAGTGGTTTTAGGTCCACTGGTCAGTGAGTTTGAATCCAGTCAGTTCTTGACGACTCTTAAAAGATCAATTGATTATCTGAATCGTCAAGACAAAGTGATGGCGATGACCATGAGTTTTCATTTAGATAATGAACAGAATGTTGATCTAGTGGTTCATAAGCCTTATGTTTTACGGAAAGATCAGCATGGTTGTGTGGTTCGGGTTTATGAAAATCTTCAATATTAAAAAAGAATTTAGGAATTTTCTTTCTATTCTAAATGACCGATTGTAAGGTCAAAACAAGATGAAACGAGTAAGGTATACAGAAGCAGAATTTCAAGCTGCGTATCAGGCTTGGTGTGACTTATTTGATAGCATTAGTGGTTCTCATGCGAGGATGGATGCCCGAATTGCAGCGTGGGATCATTACTGTGATGTGAGGGATAGTTTGCCCTTGGGAACTTCGAGGACGAGACGGTTGGTCAGGGATGCACGGGACTCGTATGAAAGAGTGGATAGTGTTGAGAAGAAAGAATGATGAAGTTAGATCCAGATTTTATTGATTCCTTTGGAGAGAGAATGGCATTTCCTCTGACAGTAACTCATGAGACATTGGGTATTGTGAGAGGTTTGACTCGTCGGGAATATTTTGCTTCACAAGTGATGATTGGGTTAATGGCAACGTTGAATGATTTAAGGACGGATTACACAGGTCAGAAGACTCCTGAGTTTTTGGCTCATCAGGCAGTGAGGATTGCAGATGCATTGTGTAAGGAACTCGACAAGAAAGATGGAAGTTAGTTTTTCTCAGATTACAGCGACACGGGGATTATTGTACGCTTTGGACGAAAAGGGTCATGTTTGGGCTTGGGAGTGTGAACGAGAAGATTGGGTGAGGATACATGGTCCAAATATTCCAGACAAACAATCACATCGTCCTTTACCTATTGAACCCTCACCTTGGGACGATGAAAGGAGACATTATGAAAAGTGAATGTCATCCATTCAAAGGAAAAGGATTTGTTTTTTTTATAAGGAGAAAAAATTATGAAGAGTGAAGTATATCACCCATCACATTACAATTGTGGAAAAATAGAAGTCATTGAGTTTCTTGAGGATCAGGAACTGAATTTTCATAGAGCGAATGCAGTGAAGTATGTTTGTAGAGCAGGAAGGAAGAATCCGAATGAAGAGATTACAGATCTCGAAAAAGCTGTATGGTATTTGAAACGGGATATTGAAATACTCAAGTCTCGAAAAGAAGATCGAGAAAAGCTGAGACCGAATGAAATGGATTCTGGTTGGAGTGAAGCGGATCCAGTGAAAAAGAAAAAGAAATAATGGAATTTAAGATTAGTAAAAATACAGTAGTGGACTTTGGGTTTTCTGAAACGGTGGGTGAGTGGTGTGATTATTTTGATTTCCACATGGGGTGGAACAGGAAATGTGATCATGCAGGATTCAGGACTCATTTCACGATAATGCAGTTCTCACCTTATTTTGAGATCAGAGATACCAGACATTGGGATGACGAGAAGAATGCTTGGTGTAAGGATAACGATTGGGAGTTGAATGATGAGTGACATCGCTAAAAAGTATCAAGAGTCTTTTACTTCGAGTTTACATGCTCAAGGACAAGAAGATCCGTCTTATAAAGAAAATGCAAAGAAGGAACTTGAAAGAGTGGAAATGGAGTTTAAAAAGGGTATCCTAGATCAGGGTGAGTATGTGAAGAAGAAGTCGATGCTGTTGCGGAGAATTAATTTACCGAGTCCAGCATTTAAACAATTTTAAAGGGAGAAGCTTATGAAAATAATAGTAGGGGTTTTGTGTTTCTTGGGTGTCTTTTTCTCGGGTTGTACGAAGGCCACAGTGGGTTGTATTGTGGAAACGACAATTGTGGATGCAGCAACGCCAGCCATAGTAAAGGCATTGCAGTGTAGCAATACGGCTCAGATTCAAACTGATCTTGAAGCTTTGATTGGGAAATTAGGATTTTGTACTCAAACCACTTCAGGCAATGCAGTAGCAAAACCCAAGTTATCTGCACCTGTTTGTGATGTATTTTCTCGGGTGGTGATTGGAGCTATGACAGGGGGTATTCCTACATCTTGGGGTTGTACTGCTGCAAATGCACAAACACTTTTAACAGGTGCTTTATCTACAGCGTGTCAAAACCTTTAGAAGAGTGGGATCACTAGTTGTAGGGTGAGTAGGTCTCGACCCAGATTGGGTTGTTCAAATCCAGCATTGCTGTAATGGTTCCATGTGATGCCGAGTCTATTATCATAGGAGTCTTTGATACCGATTCCCCCTGTGAGATGGAACTGGAAGTGACCACTGAGTTTGATATCATCGGGTGAGAAGAGGTAAGCGGGACCGAACATGAAGGAAGTCCATACTCCTGATTTCCCATCGACTTCGATTCCTCCTTGTAAGGAACACACGAAAGAAGATTCCATAATAGCTGGATCCAAGTAGTACCCACCATTGAGTTGAATTTTCCATTCATCTCCATATCTCAAACCAATCGTTCCATATCTTTCAAAAGGGAGTTCTCCGAACACATTTTTTCCTATACCTGCGCCAACGATGGCATCAGTGGAAACTTCATGTGCGAAGGATGGGACACTGAGTAAGAGACATAAACAGACCATTATTTTTTGAATCATAAATGCTCCTGTGTGAGCATTTTCCCATTTCTTTTTTGAAAGGCAAGGGTATATTCATCAGAAGTAAGCGACGATAGTGTGAAAAATGGAAGGAGCCTCCCATCTTTTACTGCACTTCTAGGTGGGAGGCTTTTTTGGTGTGTACAGTTTAAAATATTTGTATCAATATTCCAAAACAAGTCCATGTTAACGCAGCAGTTAACGTGGAGAGAAGGAATATGAGTATGAGTTTAAGTTTCATACTCATTGTGTGTATCACATGTGTATCACAGAAGTCCTTCTTTTTTATTCATTTTTACAAGGTTTTCTAATTCGTTTCCTTTTCTGAGAATGGTATTGATGTGTTTTCTTAAGTTCATCAGGGCTGATGCGATGACCAGTTGTTCATGGATTGTTTCACTTTTTAGAATGGAATCCAACTGATTGAGTTGTTCATGCACGTTGTTTATTATATTTTTCGCATCTTCGTTCATCATATTATGGATTGTGTTTTTCATACCTTACTCCTTCTCTTGTCTTTGATTTTGTCTTTGACTATAGCAATGACTAAAACGGCAATACCGATTGCCCATAGGATCAATTGTAATTTGGCTTGTTCTGGACTCAGTGGTAACGGATACATGACCTACTCCTTTTCATTAATTCTCTTTTTAACTTCATTAATGATTTCAGTGGATTCAGCAATGATCTGACTTTGGTGTCTCATGATCTCACCTATTTCTTGTAGGAGTTGTTCAGCACGTGTAGGTGATTCACTGGTTTCATGAGTGTTTTGTTCAACATGAGTTTCTTCTTTTTCTTCTTCTTCAGGTAAAACCCTGGGGAACTGAATGAAGATCACGTTTTCTACCACTTCTACCTGTATCACTTCTGCTGTTTTTGGATGAATGATATGCATATACACACCTCAACTATAATTATACATTGTTTATATCTTAATGAAATGTGTCAGGAATTACCTTAAATTTATTTAATTTACTTATTATGTATTTATTGATATATTGAAAATAAAAAGAAGACCTAACTTCACAGGGCGTTTTTTTGTGTTAAGAAATTGTCCGTCTTGTCGTGTTAGGTCTTCTGGAGTTGTACAGTTCGGTACAATATCAGGGAAGGGGGGTATATGGAAGAACTTTTAAATGTCTTACTTTTGTTTGCTGCTTTTAATGGGAATCAGGAAGTCTGGATGGATTCATCTTGTCATTATCATTACCAAGAATGGTCCTTGAAATGTTGCCCAATGTATGCAGGGGTTTCAGAATGTATTCTGATGTCACCTACTCATCATTGTACAAGGCAAGATACGAGACAAAATATACGAGATATGTATGATGCAATACGTGAGCACAGACTGATTGTTTGTACAAATGCCTGGATGAGGGATCGAAATCTAGGTCGGGTTGTAGATGATAACGATGGCTTTAACGAGGAATACAATGAACACATGCCTTAAAGCTTCAACTTGTCATCAAGTTTAAGGTGTGATTTATTTAAAAAAATCATACCCCTCTTTACGGACAATTCCTTAAATGGCGTTGTCCGTTTTTATTTTCTCGACTACTATAGATTCATCATGATGGAGGATTCTTATGCGGTTTTTAATACTTGACAGTGGTGGTCTACATATTTCAACCGCAGTAAAGTTGGGAAAAGATGGACATGATGTTTGGTATTATTGTCCGTGGCAATCGGCTTACCCAAAGTTTATAGATGGTGCTCCTGGGACTGGAATACCCGAGATCATGAAGGTTTTGGATTATGGACCCTACCTAGATGAAGCGGATTGTATCGTATTCCCAGATGTTGGACTGGGTGAACTAGCACATTTCCTTCGGTCTAAAGGGTACAATGTGTTTGGTGCTGGACTGGGTGAAATCTTGGAACAGGATCGAGGTAAGTCAGTTGAGGTCATGAAGTCATTGGGTATTGCATGTCCTGAGACTTATGTCGTGACAGGAGTGGATGCAGCACTTGAGAAATTGTCTGAACTCTTTTCTTTAACTGAAACCAATCAATCCTCTACTGGAAAATATTTTATCAAGCTTAACGTATGGCGTGGATCATTTGAATCTTTTCCTGCTGAAAATTTGGATATTGCAGAATTCATGTTTGACTCGCTTAAAACTTCGATGGGTCCTTATGCTCATTCAGTTCCTATTATTATTCAAAAGACGGTAGAAGGAATTGAAACAGGGGGTGATCTTTTTTTCTCGGGGAAAGAATTTATTAAACCTTACATGGTTGGGTTCGAGGTAGGTGGATCTTATATAGGGTATCTCACAAATGACATGGGACCCTTTGCAGAAGATATGAAGAAAATGGAAAAGTATTTATCATCTGTTAATTATCGTGGAGCATTTTCTTTTGAGTGTTTTTACGATGGAAGTCGATGCAGTTATATTGACTTTACCCAAAGATTCCCTATGCCGTTAGGAATGTTGTACGCAGAATATGCAGATGATTTTGGTGCATTACTTTATGAAATTGCTTCTGGTAAAGCAACGTCTAGTCATTTACCCACAGGCCAGTTTTTAGGATGTATGGATGTAACGACTGAAGAGGCGATTAGTAAATGGATTCCTCTCAATGCAGGTGAGAATACTCGGTTTGTTCGTTATATGATGGATCAAGGAAAGGCGTTTGCGGTTCCTGGGATTGGTTGGGTTGCTACTTGTTTGGCACAGGGAAACTCGATGGAAGAAATCGAAAAGAAACTGAATGATGAAGGTGACAAGTGCAACATCTTTTTCGCAGGGTATAATGACAAGTTTGTCCAGGATATTCGGGAGAAGTACATCGAGCCTTTAAAAGAACTTGGGTTTGACTTTGATGCCCTGACAAATCAAGCCCCCCCGACAATTGAATCTCGTCACCCCTTACAATCGAGGCGACAAAAGGTTATTCAGGAAAAGAAGGAATTTGATCCTTTGGATGAACTGCGTGAGATCAGGGAGATGGTGGATAAACCCGTGAAGCCTTTACGTGATCAAGTGAAGCATATTTGTGAAGACAAGTCCGTTGTAAAGCTTTTTCAAACTCCTGTTGATCATTATGGAATCCCAAAGGTTTGATTTACGGTTAGATGAGTGGGGAATACCGCTTATGGAAGTGAGACAATATCAAGATGCTTTGAGTGTCGCCACACATGGAAAGATTGTGGTGGTTACTGCACCTGATGGAAAGAGTCTTTCAAAACCGTTTCTGAGGATTCAAGAAACGTATGAGGGTCGAAAGTATAAGGGTATTCAAGTCTCGATGAACCGTTTTAAAAAATGGTACAAGTCAAGACATCAGGATACCGCTTTTACCTATTATAAGGATTGGTTAGGTTTTAATTTTCCAGGTCAAGCTGTAGTCAATTTTTTAAATATTTACAAAGCAAATACCAATGATGCAGAAAAAGTATTAATTGCAAAATTAGACTTTTCCAAGTTGGAACAACAATACGTGATTGGTATTCTTCAGGGAGATTCTGAGACGTTACTTCATGAAATGTGTCATGCCCTTTTTTACCTAGACTCAGATTACCGAGCACAGGTTCTCAATTATTTAAACAAAATGCAATATTTGGATGAACTGAAAGAGATTTTTTCCAAGACAGATTACCATAACTCGGTATGGTTGGATGAGATTCATGCTCATCTCATTTCAGGGATTGCTGATATTGAGGTTAAAGGTAAGCGAGCGGTAACAGACATTGAAAAGTTTGATCAGATTGTAGCAGACTTAAAGAAAATTTTTAATGAACATGTGCAGAAATACCCAGAGATTGTAGCACTGATTTGAGGGAGTCGAGGATGAAAGTTCTTAAATTATTTAGAGGAATAAAAGAAGTTCTTCCTTCAAAGATTGATCCGTTTTATCAAGGAGATGGAGTATATGGTCATGGGACTTATTATGCATTTAATTTTGATACTTCTGCTAGATATGCCTATGGTGAATCTTATGGAATTATTACAGAGTATCTTGCAAATGTAGAAAATGTTTTGGAGTTGGGACCTCAAAATGTTTCTTATACTAGTACCAGTGTGATTCCTGAAGATGAGAATATAAAGAAAGTTTTAGGAGATAAAAAAATTGCTTATGATCACTTAGTTGATTTAGTAAAAAAATCTGGTTATATCGCTCTTTCGTTAAGAGGTGATGATGTTGACGGTGGGGAGCAGTTTATTATTTTAAATAAAGGTGCAAAATTAAAGTTAGAAAATTTTTCTATTATTTCTAGAGATAAAGAACTTCTTTTTAAAATAGAAAAGATTTCAGACAAGAAACTGGATCTTATTACTATACGAGATCCAGCTTCTTCTCAATCTGATATTCCTTCTGATCTTTATGCTGTTAAATATATATCCACTGATAAAATTAGTGAGGTTGATTCTCTTCTGAAGAATTACTTTGATAAACATATAGGAGAAGATGATGGCTTCATGGAAGAAGTTAAAGCTAAGTCTGGTGATAATGAAACGATGAGAGTTTTTGTTGCATCCTTTTCTCCTGAACAAAAGAAGATGTTTGATGAGATTAACGATAATAAACTGGGTTCAAGACTGAAAGGGATTCATCTTGGGATTGTCACATCTTCGATTGAAGAGATGGGTATGTGGGATCCTTCTACAAAAAGTCTTTATATTACTCGGGAACATACTGAAGACTCATCAGTATTTAAAGTCGCATTGGCTCATGAAATGGCACATGCTGCTGTTACAATTATAGACAAGAAGAAAGAAGTTCCTCCTCATAATGAGGACTTTGATAAGTGGTTTAAAAAGATTGTGGGATGGTCATGGAGAAATCCAAAACCTATATCTCCAGAACGATTGGCAAAGATTGGTTATAAACCTAAAGAATCCATTGTGAATGAAGGGTTAACAGATCCTCTGACTTTTAAAAAATGGTTTAAGACTATTCAGGATGATGAAGGGTTGAGAATAGTTCTTGGTATGGATCCTCATGGGGATGATCCCATTGATCAAGAAGAAGCGGAGCAATGGTTTAATCAAAGAAAAAGAGAAGTGGATAGGATGCTCGATCAAGCAACAGAGAATGGAAAACTGATTGTTTATCGGTGCATGAAGGTCAGTGATGATTGGCTGAAAAGGCTTCAGGCTGGAGAAAAATTACCTTTAGGGTATTACTGGACGATATCGAGTGATTTAGCTCCTTTTTTGTGTGGTGGAACAGGAGGGAGAATGAATGAAAAGAATGTGGTACTTAAAGCTTCTGTATCGTTACGTGATGTTGATGTGTATTCTCTTTTTAATCCTTCTTGGACGGGGGATACTGATTCTGAAGAATCTGAAATTGATATTAAGTCAAAAGAGATTCAGTTACTCACTGTGTTCAATTCCGATATGAAAAAAGTATTAGCATCTCCAAATTCTAAATTTCCTTTGTATGGGTACCTAAGTAAAAAAACAAATCAGAGTGACAATAATGAATCCATTAAATTGAGTGACAACGTGAATCAGGTCTTAGATGAGTTAGGTGAAGCTTATGGGATGAGGTGGAATCGTCCTACATCTCCTCAAGCATACACTAAAGAAAATAGTAAAATGATGTACCATTGTACCAGTAGAGAAAAATTTGAAGCTATTAAAAGAGATGGGTTTATTTATAGACTAGGTGTAGAAGATATTGATAATTTTCCAAATGATTTAGCTATTACTTTAGACATAGATATTAAACAGGATGAATTTGGAGAAGTTGAAGAAGGAGAACATAAAAAAGTATTAGATGTATGGAAGAAACAAGGTTACGATAAAGGAACTATTATTTGGTTAAGCCCGAGTCCTAATACTGATTATGGAGATTATTGTTTGGCACTAGAGGTTCCAAAGGGTTCTATAAAGTTATTCACTGATCAAGGTGAAGGTCCAGGTTACTGGGTTCCAATGAGTCCGATTCCGTTTAGTCAGTTTAAAGTCATTAAGAATCCGAAAAAGTTTGGTGAATCTGAAAGTGTGAATGAAACTTATACTAAAAAAGGTGTATTAGCAGTTCATAAAAAAATAAATCAGAAGACAAAGAACATTACTCTAAAAGATGGAACTGCTGTTACTTTGGAATTTGAACAGACTGAACCTAAAAGATTTTGGATTCATGCAAAAATAGGTGAGAATAGTATTGGTAGCATTGAAGTGATGAGTACGATTTCAGTTGGATGGAATACTGTAAACGTTGTTGCCAATGCTTATGTTGACGATGAATATCAACGTAAAGGTTTAGCAACGGCTATGTATAACTGGGCTGAAGAGTTAAGCGGTAAAAAGTTAGTTCCTTATGAGTGGTTTTCTTCTGAAGAACCTATGTCGAGTGCTGGTAAAGCGTTTTGGAAACAGAGAGAGAAGCCTTCTCATTGGGAATCTAAAACAGAATCTCTCATTTCTAAAATGGTTTCATTGACTGAATCTATAGATCAGATTACTGAAGCAAAATTTAAAAGTTATGACTTAAATGATTTTATAGATTCGGTTAAAGAACTGAAGAATTTATGGCCTCAATCTGATGAATCTGATAACGAGGACAATAATAATTGGTTGTTCAAACATCCGAAGCCATATCCTAAGTCAAAATGGTTAATTCATTTTACGAATAAAGATCCTCAAGAAATTATCAAAAATGGGTTTGATGGAGTTGGATCTTATTCAATTGCATTAACTATTCATTATGGTGGAGGTGATGGTGATTTAGGATTTGCTTTTGATCCAGAGGATGTCAAGAAGTATGGTGTCAAAAGACTTCAAGTTAAGTATGGGAAAAATATTCTTAAGTTTAGAGCTGGTGAAGCAGTTAAGGTTGAACACATTACTGATGATGAACTACAAGTTATTTTCGATGTCACTACAGTAAGAGATTTAAAAGTAGTGAATAAAATTGATGAGGAACTGACAGAGATTATCAAGAAGCAAGGATCTCAGTACAATCTTTATTCCAAGAAGGGAAAAGTGTTAGGTACGTTTCTATCGAAGTCCAAGGCATTGAAACGTGAAAAACAAATTAACTACTTCAAGTCACAAAAGGAGAGTCTGGAAAGGTTAGGTGAAGAACTCGTCGAGATCGGTGGTGAGAAATATAACATTTTCCACAAAGTGAACTACAAGGGTAACCACATGGCGATGCAGGTCATGGTTTACCCGAGGAAGATGAGTTTATCCGTTAAGGAGCCTCTGGCAAGTGGGGGTTATAAAATCATTGGTAAAGGTCAAGTAGAAGAGATCTGGAGTCAGGGTGATTCTGTACTTAAAGATGTGATGAAGGAGTATGCTGGCATGGCTTCAAAGCATGTGAAGAATATTCATGCTGGGTTAGGGGAGAGTAATTTTTCAAGTATATGTAATGATAAGGTAAATGACGTAACCTTGACACAGTGCAATAATAATGTTAAATTAGATAAAGGATGGAGTTGTGTATGGAACAAAAAGCATTACTTAGACGATGCCTTTGGGCATGGGAGAGCATTGCAGATCCCAAAAACAGAACAGGTGCGGAAATCTCTACCGAGAAAATTAACCATATCTGCAGTGAAATCCGTGCCAAACTTGATTATCTCGAAGGACGAGAAAAATCAGGAAGTACAAAGTTTCATCCGAAAATTGCATCTTCTAGAGAATAAGTTATGGACAGAAAAACACTTGTTACCCGATGCCTTTGGGCATGGGATAAATTTGCAGAAGATAAAAACAGAACAGGGGCGAAGATCTCTCAGAAGAAAATTAACTGTATCCGAGATAAAATCCGCAAGGATCTTGATGAGATTGACCGACGAGAGCAATCAGGACACAAAGTCGATCATTTTCAAATCAAATCTTCCTGATATTGACAAGCAGAAGTTTGCTGATTGGATGGACAATCCAAATACTCACTCAATTGAAATTCTAAAAATTAATAATGAATCTCTCACTTATGAGATTGCCGAACAAAGGTATATTCGTAATGCTACTTTTATTTGTCGGCTTAAGGTCAACAAAGATTCTACATTGAGAATTATTCTTGAAGGTTTTTGGTGTTCTAGTGATCCTGAATTTATTGTTCTTATGTTTAAAGAAATCTTTGATCATAGTAAACAATCTTATGATCTTTATCGTGAGTCCATTGAAGAGGAAGAGTCTGGACAATTAGCTCAGTCGACTCTTCAGCTTCTTGAAGCACCCCAAGATGAATTTGTAGATCAAGTTAAAAAAGTAAAGCCTAAAGGTTTTAAGTCTCATTTTAAAAAGAACCCTAAAGATATAGGTGTTCATGGAGTCTTTCGTCCAGAATCAATGGATCAAGAGCATGTTGATTATTGGCTGAATGGTGGGGAAGTACATGAAGTTCCTTTAGCTATTGAGAACGGATGTATTGGAAGAAAGATGCTTAAAATATTAGAGGCAGCATGAGTTGAATTTATTATTAAGGGAATGAAATGTTACAAAAGAGAAATATTACAGTAGGTGCTTCGGTTTTTGTAAGGAATGCAATTAAGTATGACTACTGTATCCTAGAGTCGATTCAGAGTGTTTTAGACTTGGATCAAGTGGGGGTGATGGATTGTCAGAGTGATGATGGGACTACGGCACTACTTGAATTATTTTGTTCTCAATATCCTAAGATAAAATTTGTTAAGGATGCGGTTTGGGAGTGTGCTTCTAATTATGCGAGACTGGCTATTTTAGCCAATCAAGCCAAATCATATCTTTCTACTGATTGGCATTTCATGATTCAAGCGGATGAAGTGTTGCATGAGTTAAGTATCCCACAGATTCGTTTAGCAGTAGCAGGGGCGCATTCTGAACATACGTTTTTGATTAGAAGGATTCATGTGTGGGGTGACATGGATCATCAGTTGAGACATGACTTACCGACTTCAAGAAAACCTGCAGGTGATGCCATTATTCGGTTAGGTCGGTTAGGTCAACAGGCACATGGAGATGCAGAAGGACTTGAGGCTGGAACTTGTAACCCTCATTGGATTCATAACATTGTTCTTTTCCATTATGGTTTTGTCAGGAAGAATGAGGTCCAAAAAGCTTATGACATGCAGACTTGGTTTCATGGTCCTGGTGCAACAGTGGATCCAAAAATAGTTGAGATGAAAAACAGGGATGGTGTGTTTAGACCTGAAGTTTATTTTGATCATTCGGAGTTATGTCGTTTGACAATGAATCACCCCAATTGTGCAACACAATGGGTCAATGAACGAAGACTTTTGTTTCAACCCATTCCATAGTTTATAGTTTATCGTTTACTGTAAACTTGACAAAACATTTTGTAATGATACCTTTTTGGTCATGAATAAACTCGAATATGACATACGTTTAAAGGAGTTAATCAGAGAAGCGAATTCTACTCGTTTCCAGGTTTATGAAGGAGATTATTTTAATTATCTGAACTCAGTGAAGAGGATTAGTCAGTTTAGAAAGAAATCGAGGGAGAATGTTATAGAGGGACAAGACCAAATTGAGTCGTGTCCATCCTGTAATGGAACAGGCAAACAAAAGGACTCCACAGGTTTTTATCCCTTTAATTGTGATGATTGTCGGGGTAGTGGTGTTCGGGATGTTTTAACTCATGAGGTTTTGACTCCTCAAGAGAGACACGGTAACATAAAGGTTCCTTGAAACGTGATCAGGCGACAGGATTCTATGATGGATGTTTTGTCGCCTTTCTTTAAATGATTCCATTACTGTGTCAATATAGTATATTCAGAAATGAAGCAGAGTTTTATAGAATGAAGGAGAGAATGATGCCTTTACTTGATATCGATGAAGAAAATATACCAGCACCCGAAACAGTTGAAGATGAGAAAAAAACTGCAGTGAGGATGGCTTTTTTGGGGTGTGGTCAAGGTGGAGGCAATTTAGCAAGTGCATTTTGGGATATTGGGTATCGACGGGTAGGTGTTGTGAATACGACATCTCGGGATATGCATCACATTTCGATTCCAGAGTCGAACCGATATGTTTTAAAGACAGGTGGGGGTGGAGCTGGAAAAGATCCTTTACTGGGAAGACAAGCGGTTGAAGCTGAGTCAGAAGAGATTTTTAAGCTTTGTCAAAATGTATTTAAGAAAGAAATTGAACAGGTTTTAATTTGCATTGGTGCAGGAGGAGGAACGGGCTCGGGTGGTGCTTTACCTTTGGTGAAGTTGTGTAAGGAATATTTGATTTCTATTGGGGTGGATCATCCTGAGAAAAAAGTAGGGGTGATTGTGACTCTTCCAACAAAGAGTGAATCATCTGCGGTGCAGCGGAATGCGATTGAAACTATTTTACCTCTTTTGGAACTTGCCGAGAAAGGTCAGCTCTCACCTTTGGTTTTGGTGGACAATGCGAGAGTGATACAGCTTTATGGAACCTTGTCAGTGGTTGATGTCTGGCAAAAGGCGAATTCCAATATTGCAAAACTATTTGATGTATTTAATATTCTCTGTGCTATAGATGACGAAAGTGCTCATATAACTTGTGACTCAAAAGACTTTAAAAGTGTATTGGCTTCTGGGGTTCTTGCATTTGGAAGAGCCAAGTTGGATAAGGTTGAACGGAGTACGGATATTGCGGATGCCGTTAGGGAGAATGTCCGCAAAGGACTTTTGGTGGAAGGGATGGACATCTCTAAAGCTACTGCTGGACTGGCACTTTTGGTTTCTGATCAGGCAGGACTTAAGACGGTTTCTCAAGAAGCGTTAGAAGCAGCATTTGGGAGTTTGAATCGACTGATGGCACAATCAGGAGAGACGGTGCTACATCGGGGTGTATATGAAGCAGGGGGTCCATCAGTGCATCTTTACACAATGATTTCTAACATGGGTCGACCCGTGTTACGATTACGAGAAATGGAAACAAAAGCGGGATCGAGTTATCCAATCGGTTAGGTACCCAAGGAGGGAAACAATGAAGCGATTAACGGAGAGTTTAGATGCATTTGGATTGCCTCAAGAAGAGGCATCTATGGATGAAGCGAAGCGGATTAATTACAAAGGTCTGCTGAATGATCTACTTGCAGCGGTGGATACTCATCTTGCAGTGATGGCAGGAACGGCTGAGGAAGGAACTGAAGACACTTTAGAAGCGGTTCTTGCAGCAACAAAAGAGGCTTTAGAACCCAAAGAAGAGACACCACCTGATGAGGGGGGTGAACCCACTCCTGAACCTGAACCCGAGATGGAAGAAGCAGTTTCAAAAAAAAAAGATGTTAAAGTAGGACAGACTTATTCCTCAGCACTTCATGGTCATGTCAAGGTAGTTTCTATTAAACCTATGACTATTGGGGGTAAATCTCATGACATGGTTGATGCTGTAACAGACGATGGGATGATTATTAAAAGTCCAAAAAATCAATTTTTTAAAGATTTAGAGATTAAAGAATCTGTTTCAGAAGAGACCAATGAATTAACTCTTTCAGATTTAATCACTCATTTTTCTGAAGAGTTTAGATCAACGGCTAAAGCTTTAGAAACAGCGCAGATGGATTCAGTAAAGGATCTGAAGGAGTTCTTACAATCGGAAATCAATTCTTATCAAACAGTGATCGACGATTTACATGTGGATGAATCCAACCCAACTGGAGTCTAAAATGATTAAAGATCAAAAAGCTGCTGAACAGGTGTGTGAGTATATTTTAGATAACGATAGGGAGTTAGAGGATTACCAGCAACAAGCTGATGAAAATGGGTGGGATATATACTCAAAAAATTATACAGAACATGTTTATGGTGCTGCACGTGAAGCATTAGGTCTAGGCGCATTGGAAGGTGTAGGGGGGCCTCCATTAGAAGATTCGACTTTGGAAAGTATTGATCAAGTCTATTCATCTCCTAAGACAGAGATGAAGAAGGAATTAGAAGATTACAAAAAGAGATTAAATGATCCCAAGACTTCTCCAGAGTTGAAAAAAGAATTGAAGATTATGATTCAGCGTTTGGAAAATGAAATTAAACATTCAAGTGCTAAAGATGATTAATTAACCCTTTATAAATTCCTAAAGGAATAAAATGCTCATAGATGAGGGTGGAAGATACCAGACCATAAGAACGGATGAAGATTGTTTAGAAATTTTCAAGCATGAGTTTGAATCTCTTCAGCCGCTTGAGAGAGAAGTCGCACTTGCAGCTTTTTCGGATTATCTTCAAAGCGGTAAATCTCCAATTATAGAACTTGCGTCTCAAGCTATTTATAAAACTCCTCCTGTGACAATGGATCAGTTCTTGAGTGATTCTTATTTTCTTGGGAGTATTTGTAAAACATTATTCCCCAAGGTTAAAGAAGAACTCTGTGAAATCTTTAGTGGTCAATATAATCGAGCGATTATTGGTGGGGCACTTGGATTAGGTAAGACCTTACAAGGAGTCATAGGTATCTTGAGAATGGTCTACGAAGCGAGTTGTTTGTGGAATCCACATGAGACCTATGGGGTAGGTTCATCAGATTTTATCATGTTCCCTTGTATTTCTTCTACAGAGGATGTGGCTGAAAGAAATATTTTAGAAAAGATTAGAAGTATCGTTGATGATAGTTTATATTTTAATCAAGAATTTAAACCAGAAAAAAATAGTATTACTCATGGAATAGTATTTCCTAATAAGATTTTAATACCTCCTGGTGCTTCCACAATGGCACAGTTGTTAGGTGGAAACGCAATTGGCTGTTTTCTAGATGAAGCAAATTGGTTTCCAAAGAGAACATTTCATGGTCGATCTGGTGAGATGAAAGAAAATATCGAGATGATCTATGAAGCCATTAAGCGAAGAATGGAGTCTCGTTTTACAAAGAGAGGGAAGCTTCCAGGGATTATTATTATTGCTTCGAGTAAAGCAACAACTCATTCATTTACAGAACGGATTATTCAACAGTCTATTCATGATCCAAGACTTTATGTAAGTGAACGGGCTGTTTATGAGGTCCATCCTCCAGAAAGGTATTCAGGGAAAAAGTTTAGAGTCGCACTTGGTAATGAAACAAAGATGTCACGGATTTTAGTAGAGGGTGAACCTGATCCAGAGGCAATGAAAGTCATTGAAGTTCCCATTGAATTTTATGGTGCATTTGAGAACGATATAGAAGCGAGTATTCGTGATTTTTCGGGTTATTCTACTGTTGCCATTACTCCTTTTATAGCAAGGCGTGAAAAGATTTATGAGTGTATTGATAAGACGAGAGTCCATCCGTTTAACCAAGAGACTTGGGATCAAGATATTCAAGGGATTATTCAGTGGGATAAGTTATGTAAAATGAGAAAAGATGGATCATGGGAACCTATTGTGTATCCGAGTGCTCCAAGAAATATCCATCTTGACCTATCCAAGAATCAGTGTGCCACAGGATTTTGTGTTTCCTGTGTTTCTGGATATGTTCCAGTGCAACGTTTTGGAAAAGATGAACAAGAAATGGCTCCAGTGATTCATGTGGATTTTATACTTCAGATCAGAGCACCAATGGCAGGTGAGATCATTTATGCTGAGATTCGGAAACTCATTTATGAATTTTCTCAACATGGGTTTTTTATTAAGCTTGTTTCCGCAGATATGTTTCAGTCTCTAAATTTACTGCAAACGATGAAATCTCAGGGGTATAATACAAAAGTAGTGAGTGTGGAACCTGCAGGTGGACCTTATGAGATTTTGAAAACAGCACTGTATGAGAACAGAATCCAGATGTATCATTATCCTCCACTGATTAAGGAGTTGAGGGAACTCCAAAAGAATTGGAAAAATGGGAAGGTGGATCATCCTGAGACAAAGGGTGGAAGTAAAGATATTTCAGATGCTTTAGCTTCAGTCGTGGCAACGTTGACCCAAGGACATCAGATGGTCATGGATCAACCCATTTCTAAGGGAATTGAGGTTTCTATGAGTAATAATGACAATGATGATTGGCTTAATGAAGGTCATATTGTAGTGAATACTGAGGGGGTGAATGATCCTCGGCCTGAATGGAGAAGACAAGGTGAACAAGTCGCAGCAGAAGCAGCTAATGTTCAGGTTCCTTGGAGAGAAAATGCCCAGAAGATGTTAGACGAGAATCCAGGGGCACCCTCCTATCAGGATTGGAGAAAGAATTTCCAAATGCCATTTAGTATGGGTTAAGATGAGGTCATATGGGTTTTGGTTCTCAGTCTTTAGAGTTTATCAGGAAGTTTTTTAGACAAGGGGAATTTGAACGGGCACCATTTGTTCCTGTGACTGCATACGGAACCTTGTCACACAATGCACCGTATTTTTCTTATGGGATGACGACAGGGAGTCTTCAGGGTGTCACTGATTATTTAAGAGTCGATGCAGATTTAGTCGCACGATACATAGACTACGAAGATGCGGATGATAATCCACTAGTTTCGTCAGGTTTAGATATCTATTGTCTGTCAGGTGATACTAAGATCCCATTGTTAGATGGAAGATGCTTAACCATTAAAGAAATTGCAGAAATGAAAGATTGGGATTCTCTTTGGGTATATTCTCATAATGGGACAAGCTTAGTTCCAGCTAAAATTAAATTCGCTCAAAAAACAGGTACTGATCAAAAAGTTTTAAAATTGACTCTGGATGATGGAAGTGTAATTCGGGCAACACCAAATCATAAGTTCATGGTTCGTCGTGGTAGTTTTAAAAAGCTAAAGGATCTCAAATTGGGAGATTCTTTGATGCCTCTTTATAGGGGAAAAAATAAAAGAGGTTATGAACAAATATGTAATGATAATAAGATTGAGTTAACGCATCGTTGGGTCTTTCAAAATGTGTATGGTTATCTTCCTGAGAATAAACATGGAAACAATCCAAAATATCTTAAAGTCATTCATCATCAAGATTTTAATAAATTGAATAATAATCCTGAAAATTTAGAAGAAATTTCTTGGATAAAACATAAAAAGATTCATCAAGAACAGATATCCAATACGTTACACAATCCTGAACAAATTGAACGACTTAGAATAACAGGTAAAGAAAAGATTACCAGATTTAATAAGAATAAGTGGTCAGGAGAAAATTCAGAATATTATTCTGAAATTAGTGCTGAAAATTATAGAAATATTTGGAAGAAAAAAGGTTTTAAAGAAAAAATGAAACCGATTCAATCCAAGAATATGAAGAAATTTTGTGACGCAGGATTGAATCAGCATTTTGGTGAAGATAATTGTAAATTTAGAAGTGATATTACTTATGAAGATATATTGCGTGTTGCAAAGTCAATTCCATATGAAAGACGTGGCAAGGCAGGTATTGGTCCTTCTAAAATAACAATTGGAAAAATTTTAGGTTGTACTTATCGTGTACTTAATAAAAGAGTTATTGATAAAGGATTTTCTAGTTGGACTGAATTTAAAGAAAATGTTTTAGGAATTACTGGAAAATATAATCATAAAGTTATTTCAATCGAAGAGTGTAAAGAATTAGCTGATGTTTATGATTTAACTATTGAGGGTGAAAATCATTGTTTTGCAGCAGGTGATGGGAATGGTTTTGTTATAGTTCATAACTCCGACGATTCTACTCAGGTAGATTCAGAAAAAGGGAAGACGGTTTGGATTGAATCTGAGGATGAAGATGTGAGGCGTGAGCTGGATGACCTACTTCATACGAGACTTCGTATTGAGGAATCAATATGGGCAACGGTTCGTATTCTTTGTAAATATGGAAACTGCTATTCAGAAATTGTTGCACAAGATAAAAAAGGTGTCATTGCATTAAATCCATTACCTCCTCCTACTGTAAGACGAGTGGAGGTACCCAAAGAAATTGGGAAGAAGCCTGAAGATCGAACCGATGTTCAATGGGACACGTTGGGGTTTATTTATGATCCTCGGGGTGTTTTTAAAATTAGTACGAATCAATTTATTGATGAACTGAAGTTTCGAGTAACAGGAGAAGTTCCAAAAGGGGAAAGACCATCAGGTATCGCTGTATTTGAGAGTTGGGAAGTTGTCCATATGCGCTTATGTGGACGAAATCCGTCAACTATTTATGGTTTCGGAATTCATGAACCAGGAAGATGGATCTTTAAGCGTTTGTTATTATTGGAAGATTCAATAATTTTGCACCGTTTGAGTCGAGCACCATCCCGCTTTGCTTTTTATATTGATGTTTCAGGGATTCCACCTAATGAAGTGGGTGCATATTTAAACCGTGTCAAACAAGGACTGAAGAAGCAAAAATTTGTGAATCCCGTCAATAATAAAATGGATCAGAAGTATGAGGCCATGAGTAGTGATCAGGATTTTTTCCTCCCCATGAGGGATGGACGAGAGACAACACGGGTTGATACGTTGCAAGGTCCAATTTATGATCATATTGAAGACATCAAGTTTTTTGAGAATAAATTATTCGCTGCATTAAAAGTTCCTAAACCTTTTTTAACTTACGAAGAGAGTACCGCTAAGACTCATTTATCGGCTGAAGATGCAAGGTTTGCCAGGACGATTATTCGGATTCAACGTGAAGTGAGGAACGGAATTAAAAAAGTATGTAGGGTTCATTTGGCTGCAA